ATAAATATGACTATATCGCCAAGCTAACACTCAGCAGCAACAATCCATTCCGTGACAACCATCCGACTGAGGGTACTTTGACGGAAGCTGGGGCTTACTACACCATTGAAAGCACTAACTGGCGAGATTCTATGCGACTTGTCTTGCAGGACACTGGGCGTTTGGAGATCGAGAAAACCGATTCATCTTTTACTACTTGGATTGGTTATAGCGGAAGTTCGACAGAGCCAAAAGTGACAACAGAAACTAACACCCCGTCAGTGACAGTTTCAGGTCAATGTGGCAAGCGAGTTAGTGATTGCAGGTTGCGCTTCCCAAATGGTGACGCGAGTGGCGGCCTTCCGTTTGGTTCATTCCCTGCTCTAGGTAACAATTTTTGATTGAAGCTTGGCAAGAGGCAGCGGCTGACCACGCTGCAGCAGAAGCACCGCGTGAGGCTTGTGGTCTTGTCGTCGTCGTCAAAGGTCGCAAGCGTTATTGGCCCTGCAAAAACATCTCGACTGAGGACGATTTTTTTATTCTTGACCCGCTTGACTATGCCGCTGCTGAGGATGCCGGAACAATCTTGTCAATAGTCCACAGTCACCCAAACAGCCCTGCTGTTCCAAGCGAAGCGGACAAGATGGCGTGCGAGCAGTTTGGCTTGCCTTGGCACATCGTCAGTTTGCTTGACAGCAACTGGTGTCACATCCAGCCATGTGGTTATGAGGCCCCGTTGGTTGGCCGTGAATGGGTCTGGGGCGTGTCCGACTGTTGGACATTGGTTCGGGATTACTACCGTCGTGAGATGGGCGTCAAGCTTCGGGATTGGCAACGACCTGAAAGCTCTGAGGCGTTTCGAAAGTTGCCGTTGTTTGAGCGGTGTTTTGGAGAAACGGGTTTTGTGGATACAGGCAGCAAAGAGCCTGTAAAAGGTGACGCAATGCTGATGAGCCTCAACGGATCACCTGGCTTGAACCATGTAGCCGTCTATATCGGCGAAGGCAAGATGCTGCATCAACTGCAGAACAGGCTGTCGTCTCGCGATTACTGGGACGGGTATTGGCAGAAAGTCACGGGTAGAATCGTTAGGTATAGCGGCTGACGACAGATGCTCAGCAAGGTCAAGGTTTACGGGCACTTGGCAGAGCATCTCGGCCAGAGCACTTTTGAGGCGTTGATCCGCACGCCAGCAGAAGCAGTCCGATTTTTGATCTGCAACTTTCCTGAGTTGCGCGGGTTGATGCGGGACGGTTACTACAAGGTTGCTGTTGGTCGGCATGACTTACAGCTAGCGGATTCCCCTGAGCAGTTGCATTTCCAGTCGGCTCTAGCGAGGTTGTCAGCATCATTCCGGTTGTGACTGGCGCTGGTGGCGATGACCGGCGTGGACTTGGAGCGATTTTGCTAGGCGCTGCGTTGATAGGCACTGCCATTGTTACTGGCGGAGCGTCTTTGACTTTTGGCGTTGGAGGGTTCGGGGCTGTCACTGGTGCATCAATCGGAGCTTCTGTTGCGGCAGGCAACATCGGCCTTGGTTTGGTTCTCCTTGGAACGGCGTCATTGCTTTCGCCAACGCCTGAAATCCCTGGTCTGGATGGTGATCCGCGAAACGATCCGAACAACTTCAGTTTTTCAGGCGTGCAAAATACTGCAAGGGAAGGCGTTCCTGTTCCAGTCGCCTACGGTGAGGTGATCGTGGGCAGTGTTGTGATTTCAGCCGGCCTTAACGTAGAAGAGATTTAATCATGGCAAGCAACGAGTCGATCGATTCCAAGCAGGTATTTCGTGTCATTGACCTGCTTTCAGAAGGCCCGATTGAAGGATTTCCGCAGGCTCTTGATGCTGGCCTGACGCCAGGAACTACGGGCTATGACGTTGCTGCCCTAAAGGACACTTTCTTTAACAACACCCCTGTACTTGGAGATCAGGCAAGCGTTAGTTCTAGCTCAACGCTTACAGATTCAACATTTGATGGACTTTTCAATTTTGATATGCGTGGCGCAAGATTTGCTACGCGTACTGGAACACAAGATCAAACTAATTTAGAGGAAGTTGGAGATACAAACCAAAGGCTTGTTAATGTTGGCGTCGAGGTAGAAAGAAAAGCGCAAGATGGTGACAATACCGGAGTTGTTTCAGGTGACGGAACTCCTGTAACCAGACAAATCACCGACACTGATGTCAACCAAGTAAGAGTCACTGTTGGGACACCATCACTCTTTTTTGCTAAGCCTGATGGCGACGTTGAAGGCGCAAAAATTCAGTACAAAATCGAAGTTAGATATAGCGGGGGAAGCTTTGCGCAGGTTGGAGAAGAGCACACTATTTCAGGCATTAGTAGAGGCTTATACCAAGAAAGGCAGATTATAGTATTCGATCCCAATGGAGCGTTTCCCGTTGACATACGGATTACTAGAACTCATGCAAGGTATGTCAGACCAGAAGGGCGTACATTGCAGGATGATTTTATTTGGTACGATTACACCGAGAAAATTAAAGAAAAAACGCGCTTTCCAAACAGCGCAGTTACTGGTTTCAAAATTGACGCGAAACAGTTTCCAAACGTTCCCACTCGTAGTTACAGGATTCGCGGCATAAAGGTCCGCATTCCTCACAACGCAACTGTGCGTTCTGATGGATCGCTTTCTTATTCCGGAACATTCAACGGCACTTTTAAAGCGGCGAGAGAATGGACCAATGATCCGGCTTGGATCTTGTTCGATCTGCTGACCAATACTCGGTACGGCATGGGCTCGCAGATTTTGACGCCTGCAGAACTTGAGTTAGATAAGGCTGGAAATTTTGAAGGCGCATCAGACGTTCCAGGCAATCTTGACGTTTACAGCTTTCAGCAGGCCAGTGCATATTGCAGCGAACAAGTCAACGATGGCAAGGGTGGCACTGAGCCGCGATTTGCCTGCAACGTGCTTCTGCAGACACAGGAAGACGCCTACAAGTTGATTCAGGAAATGTGCTCTGTATTCAGAGCGATGTCATATTGGGAATCTGGCGGTTTGACTCTTGCCCAAGACCGACCGGAAGATTTTGCCTATACGTTTAACCAAACCAACGTAACAGAGGCAGGTTTTAGTTATTCAGGCTCAAGCCTAAAAGGCAGACCAACTTGTGTTGCTGTCAAATACTTCGACAACGATTTGCGGACTTTCGCGCAAGAGCTTGTTGAGCTAAGCAGCACAACATTTAGGCCACTCCAAAAATACGGCTACAACAAAAAAAACATCACCGCGTTTGCTTGTACAAGCAGGATGCAAGCGCGCCGACTCGGCACTTGGTTCCTTTACACAGCTCATAACGAAACAGAAGTTTGCTCGTTTGAAACTGACATGGCTGCGGGCATTGTTGTTCGCCCTGGTGACTTTATCAAGATTGCTGATCCTATTCGGGCAGGCGTGGTCCACGGTGGCCGCATAATTGATGGGTCAACAACAACAGCAGTCAAGATTGACCGAAGTGATGTTGACTTGTTTGGTCAATCGGCACCTAGCTCATTCACGCTGAACATTGTCACGCCTACAGGAGAGACTGACCCAAGGACAGGCGTTGAGATTGTCAATACTGATGTCAGGGGCAACTGCACAATTACAGGCAACACAATCACCCCGCCTTCAGCGTTGCGCAAAGCGCCTGTAAAAGGGTCAACTTATGGCATTGGATATTCCGGCGTTGGTCTGCAGCTTTTCCGTGTCCTTACTGTCGAGGAAAATGAGTCAACATACACAATCACTGCTTTAGCGCATGAGCGCGACAAGTACAGCGTCGTTGAAGAGGAGTACACTTTTGCGCCGCGTGATATTACGCAGCTTGCGGAAAAGCCTGATCCTGTTACCAACCTAGTGCTAAATGAAATCCTTTATGAAGTTGGCGACAAGCTTCTGCAGCGTATTGACGTGAACTGGCAGCAGGCAGCACGCGCCATGGAGTATGAAGTTGAATACAAGCTTGGTGATGATAACTTTGAGCGTGCGGTTGTTTCAACGACTGGCTTTCAAATCTTAAATTCTAAGGTTGGAACGTATAGCGTTTCAGTAACTGCGATTGGTTATGGGTTCGACTTAAAGCAAAGCGGCAAGCGCCGATCCTCTGCCACTACCGCAACAATTGAAGCAGTCGGTAAGAGTGCCCCGCCAAGCAATATCGCCAGCCTTAACATCACGCCGATTGATCAGCACACTGCTGAACTGCACTGGCCCCAGGCAGTCGATCTTGACGTGAAGATTGGCGGTACTGTTGAGATCCGCCACAACCCACGCACAACCGGAGACATTAAGTGGGCGCAATCGGAAAAGATTGTTCCGGCTGTAAACGGAAGCACGACACGCAAAATCGTGCCGCTGCTTGAGGGGCATTATCTTGTTCGCGCCAAAGACTCGGTTGGTAACTATGCGCCGTTGACAGGCATTCCC